AACAGGTGCACCACTACTGGTACCTCTGTCTTGCCATTCAATGTATTGTCTTTTGTAGTGACAAGGTACAACACTAATTTTATCAAACAATTCGTTTGTAACTGTGTTGATTATCTTGCCGGGCTCTGCGCCTTCGACATATTTACCATCTCTTTTATTTACTTCCGGAGATAGTTGACCCAAAATTTTTAAGAATGGTAACGCAAGATCTTCTTGCGATATATTCTGGGCTCCTTGTTGTGCATCAGCTTCCATATCAAATGTTGCTAATGCTCCTTCTTTTTTCTCTGTTACTTGGTTCATGTTTATTGTTTCCTTTTTATTGTTGTTTTATTTCCAACGAACACGTTGAAAATTTCCGTTGGCATTGACTTACCTGCCTCCAAACGCTCACGGACTAGCGCTTTGAGAGTCATGGGCTCAACCTTCAACTTTTGTGTTGGTTGATACCCACGCTCTTC